TTTTCTGTTAATGACCAGAACCATCCACATCACTCCAGACCCAGTAAGACTATCTGGTTTCAACGCAATACTTAAGCCTTCTAAATTTGGTTATACCTTAAAGGCAGTAGTTGATGAAGATATAGTTAACGCCTTAGAGTCAGAGAGAAAAGAATGTCTCGAATGGGCACAAGGTAAATTAAGTTGCAAGCCTAATAGAGCAACATTAAAACCTACTCCATGGGAAGAAGTTTACCCAGGGAAATATGTAGTTAAGTTCTCATGGAAAGAAGAGAACAAGCCCCCCGTCGTAGACTCAGAAGGCACAATTATAAATGATGAAAACCTACCAGTCTATGAAGGTAGTGAAGTAAAGATTGGCTTTATTCAGAAGCCTTACATATTGCGGGATGGAACCACATATGGAACCAGTCTTAAATTATCTGGAGTACAAATAGTCAAGGTACAAGAAGGTGCCTCACTTGGAGGAGATTTAGATGAAGCTGGTGTAGCCAATCTATTTGGTAAGACAGAAGGCTTTAAGGATGGAGACATAGACACCGCCGAAGCAGCCGGAACCCCGTCTTCAGTAGAATCTGATGACTTCTAATGTTTCGCAGCAAACTCGAAGAGAAAGTTGCTGATCTTTTATTTGAATTAAATATTGATTACGAGTACGAGAGTAAGAAGCTCTGCTATGTAATACAACATCATTACTCTCCAGATTTTATTCTTCCGAATGGACGGATTCTGGAATGTAAGGGTTATTGGGATTCTCAAGACAGACGCAAGATCCGTGCAGTAATTAAGGATAACCCTGATATAGATCTCAGGATGGTATTCCAAGATCCATTTAAAAAGATCAGCAAGAAATCTAAGACAACGTATGCCACTTGGTGTGATCGCTATGACATCAAGTGGTGTGCCTACCACGACATACCTGTTGATTGGTTGATATGAAACAGGGTGAATTTATACGTCACGAGCCATGCGAGGTATGTGGCTCGTCAGATGCTAAGGCAGTTTATACATACAACACATATTGCTATAGCTGCCACTCTTATACCTCTTTAGATGACACCCACCCCACTTTTAATGTGCCAAATGTCAAATTCGAAGGAGAACCACAAAAACTCTATAAACGAGGAATCAGTGAAGCAACCTGCCAGTACTACAAAGTCTACAGGGATGGCGAACTTCTCCGCTTCCCTTATTTCAGCAGCAGTGGCTCACTACAGGGATTTAAAACAAAAAACAAATTAAAGGAGTTTAAGTATGAAGGGACTAGCACTGATACTCTCTTTGGTCAGCATCTATTTCCTAGTAGCGGTAAACGGATCACTATTTATGAAGGTGAGCTAGACGCTATGTCTGGCTGGGAGGCATTACCTAAATGGCCGCATGTCTCACTTCCACACGGTGCTGCATCTGCTAGAAAAGATTTACAGAAACAGATCTCCTACCTCCAAGGGTACGACGAGATTGTTTTATTCTTTGATAACGATGAACCAGGTATTAAAGCAGCGACTGATGCAGCTAGTATCTTACCTGCGGGTAAGGTAAAGATTGCAAGGTTATCTGAATATAAAGATGCCTCAGATGCACTACAAAAACTAGATTCCAAATCAATTAGACATGCTATTTATAACGCTGATCCTTATCAGCCAGACGGTATTGTTGACTGCAAAACATTATTAGAGGTAGTTACTACACCTAATACACCATGTGAGCATGAATACAAGCTTGAAGGGTTACAGAAACTAACCCACGGAATGCGTAGCTCAGAGTTAACTACCATCACAGCAGGTACAGGACAAGGTAAGAGTACCTTCTGTCGCCAGCTTGCGGTTGACCTACTTAATGATGGCGTCAAGGTTGGGTACATAGCTCTTGAAGAATCTAATAGACGTACAGCTTTAGGGCTGATGTCTGTTGCTACAGGTAAAGCCTTACACATAGGGGAACATGATACTGAAACGCTTAAAGATGCGTATGATCGGAGCTTGGCTAATTGGAATTTATTTTTGTATGACCACTTTGGGAGCCTTGACCCTGATGTTATATATAGCCGTTGCGAATATATGGCTCTCGGTCTCGAAACAAAAGTCATCTTTCTTGATCATTTATCCATCCTCCTTTCAGGTCTTGACGGAGTACAGGACGAGCGTAGATGTATAGATAAGACGATGACCAATTTAAGGTCATTGGTTCAACGTACTGGTATTAGCTTATTCCTAGTAAGCCACTTAAGAAGATCAGGTACTGGCTCAACCTCTGCGGAGGAGGGCGGTAGAGTATCTCTTTCAAGCCTTAGAGGATCACATAGCATAAGCCAAATAAGCGATAACGTATGGACCTTAGAAGCTAACCAACAGGCGGAGGGAGATAGATCCACCGTACTGCGGGTGCTCAAGAACCGCTATACGGGAGACGTGGGAGTAGCTTCAACCCTTACATATAACAAGGATACTTGTGTCTTCGAAGAGGAGACCGAATCGTTCAATCCATCCCAAGACTTCTAATGATCGTATTCGATATAGAAACCAATGGGTTGCTTAAGACGGTTTCCAAGGTTCACTGCCTTGTTACTTACGACACGGAAACAGACAAACTCAATACATATAACAACCAAGGTACATGTCCCAGCATTGTTGAAGGGTTACTAACTCTCTCTAATGCTGAACATTTAATTGGTCACAATATTATTGGTTATGACTTACCCGCTATACGTAAGATCTATCCCCATTTTAAACTCAGTGGTAAACCTTTCGATACCCTTATTCTCTCTAGATTATTTCATCCAAACTTATTTGCTATAGATGAAAACCGGAAAAATATGGAACCAAAGCTTAAAGGACGTCATAGTCTAGCGGCTTGGGGTTACAGGTTAGGAGAGTATAAAGGCGAGTTTGGTGAGACAACTGACTGGGCTGAGTGGTCACAAGAAATGGAAGACTACTGCCAACAAGACGTAAAAGTAACTATGAAACTATGCGAGCACTTCCGGACTTACCTGACTGGTGCTGGCTAGAGCATCAGGTTGCACAAATACTTACTACCCAAGAGGAACATGGATGGCATTTTGATGAGGCATCTGCATGGGAACTTGAACAAGATCTCAGAGGCGAACTGGAAAGAACTACTGCGGTACTTCAAAACAGGCACCCTTACGTTGCAGACACGAGATTCACTCCTAAAAGAAATAACCAGACTAAAGGTTATTTAGAAGGGACTGGAAAAACAGAGGAGCACTTGCACTGTGGTCAGAAAACCATCATAGAAGAGTGTTCGTTCACGAAGCTAAAAGAATTAAATGTTACCTCTAGAGATCACATCGCATGGATTTTGACTACTCATTATGGATGGACACCCTCATTAATAAGCTCGAACGGAAAGCCCGTTATAGACGAGCATGTGCTGAACGAAGCTCACAAGGAGATTCACAAGGACCATGGGTCGGATACAGCGATCAAATTTCTTCGATGTCTGGAGCTGAAGAAGCTTTTAGGGATTCTTTGCGAAGGCGTGAACGCATGGCTGAAGCTTGTTACGACGTCTAGTCGAATACATCACCACTGTTCAGTAGCTACTAATACTTTTCGCTGTGCTCATAGACGACCGAATATTTCCCAAAGTCCGAGCGACCTTAGATTCCGCGCTCTATTCACTGCAACAGATAATCTCGTTATGTGCGGGTGTGATTTGTCTGGGATTGAACTTCGTGTACTTGCCCATTATCTTGCACGATATGACGGAGGCAGGTATGCCAAAATCCTCCTTACAGGAGATATACACCAAGTTAATGCAGATAAAATCGGAATTTCTAGAAGGCAAGTAAAGACAGTTTCCTATGCCTTTTTATATGGGGCGGGAGACCAAAAACTAGGTCTGTCAGTTGATCCAGAACTTAAGCCAGCCAAAGCAAAGAAAAAAGGAAAGGAAATAAGAGCCGCATACGTCGAAGCTATTGATGGATTAGGTGATCTTTTAAAAAGTATGGAAAAAACTTATCACGAACGTAGGTCGTGTCCATATGTCAAGGCTATAGATGGTCGAAAGATCCTAGTTGATAGCCCTCACAAGGCACTCAACTACCTTTTACAGGGATCGGCTGGGATTATAGCGAAGCGGCAAATGGTTATAGCTAACGAGAACTTACCCCCTACTGCCCACCAACTTGGATTCATACATGACGAGCTTCAATACGAAGTTCACAAGCATCATTCTGAGGATTTAGCATTTA